TAGATCGACCTTAGTCTTTGGTCCCTTGAGACTAATCTTCTCTTGGTTCTGATCACCACCAATGACACCCTTTACTGGATCCTTACCAGTTAGAGGCTTCTGATTTGGTTGTTGTGTGTCAATTGACTCAGGCTTATTCTGATCTTTTGGCATCTGTTGCTTGGTCTTATCGAAGGCTCCAGGCTTTGGCTTCTTCTTTCCAGGAGCAGCCGCTTGATTATTGTCCATCTCACCTTCATACCAAACCTGTTTTCCTTCTGGTGTTTCGTGTCCCATATTTCCAATATTGCCGGTAATCTTATGCTTTTTTAGTAATTCAAGATGACGATCATTTGAAGATTTACCTTTAAAAATCTTTCCTGCTTTATTTTTTACGATAGGCCGTGAACGAATGCGTTCGTTTGCAGCAGCAACAGCCGCTTTTTGATCCGGAGTTAAATTGTTGTCCATCTCGCCTTCTTTTAAATTATCCTTTAATGAATCTTCTAAAGATTTTCCATGCTTAAGAGATGCAATTGCTGATTCTTTATTAGGGGCAAACCATTCTTTACCACTTACATGTTTCACATGCCATTGACCACTGTTAAGATGAGGCTTTGCGCTACCAACAGGTTTTCCATTTTCAGCATGGTAATAAGGTTTTGCGTTTTCATTTAAGAAATCTCTCAGCTTTTTCATTTCTTTGTTACCTTCTTCAGGGTCTTTAATGTTTTACTTTGTCCAGGTGTACCTTTCTTATATAGATTGGTCAGACTGGTGGTACCTTGTTCACGATCAGTCGTCGAAGAATCATATACTCCACCGAACTCATTGTCTTCCATCTGATACTTCTTCTTAGTGTTCATCGAACCACTTAGACGTTGTTTAGCATCAGCAATACCTTGTGTTCTTTGATCGGCTCTTGTCTCGTCATCATTCTTGATGGCTTCTTTTCGACTCTTTCGGGCCTTATCGACATAAGAACTCAAGGTACTCGACTTCAATTCAGCTAGGAACGAATTCACTTTATTGAATGCACGTTGTTCTCTTGTCAAGTGTAATGGATAATCTTGTTCGTAGCCTTCATTGTATACTTCAATCACTTCTAATAGATCGATGCCTGCCTTATCCGCCTTCGTTGCCAAGTTATCAAACGATTCCTTGCTCATATTCTTGCCTTTGTTGTCTTGGCTCAACAGCTGCCTTAATCTATTGTACATAACAGAATCGTTTAATGAGTAATCAATGAGCTTATTAAAGATTTCAATAGCAAGATCTCGATAAACCATTGACTTCACTCCCGTATCTGGATCTTTCATGATGATCCGTCCATAGGGGAGTTTCTTGATATCGTTAATGAGACCAAGCTGAAGTAGCTGATTGATTGGAGATAATGGTTTCGAATTGTTGATCATGGTTCCCCTAAGGTCTGCTACGTCAGTTTGCCGAAGCCTGATGACTAGTTATTTATCGATAAATAGTTGGTAGATCATGGAGATAAATGATGCAAATATTGCCTACGTGTCCTGAAACATTCTTTGCTGACATCATTATGAATTTGCCAGCCTATTATACAGATGGCATAGCTATAGACATAGGATCACATATTGGTTTCTATAGTTTAATGCTCGTTAAGAAATTTGAAACAGTATACGCCTTTGAACCTAATCCCATCATCTTTAATACAGTAAGTTCATTTGGTGAAGTGCCCAATCTAACTCGTTATCAGAAAGCTATTGGTCCAATCGATGGACAGATCAAAATTTATATTGGTCCAAATAGTAGTACAGCAACTATCAACCCTGATATGGAAATGGTTACATTGGAAGACGGCAAAGTAACAACTTATACTGATGAACATGTTGCTGATGTTGATAGTGTGATGCTTGATACTGTGTGTCGTGGAAAGAAAGTAGCATTCATCAAATGTGATATTGAAGGTGGTGAGGAATTAATTTTTGATCCTGAATGTGCTGAGCAGACATTGTCAACTAATCAAGTTATGATTGCATTAGAAACACATAAGGGAGCTAATATGAATAAGCTAACTCGAAATCTCAGAAGATATGGGTTTGATCAGTTTCTTTCCGAAGATTATACATTAGTGGATCATCTCGATCATAGCAAACATTATCTAATTAGTAGGAAAGCAGACTTCGTTTTGAAGCCTGCTTTCCATTTAGCACCCCGAGATGATACATACGAATTCTACAAACGATTACAGGGAACCCCTGTAGGTAAATCATGTTCGGATTGGTTCAACTACGACTACTATATCGTAGATCATTATAATCCAATTATGTAGTAAGATTCTCAACAAACATCTGATGGATGATGTTGGGATTAACGGAGTCATCCCGGCAGGGGGACTTCAACAGTTACGTTATCATTTGTCGTCAGATCTAACGCTTTAAGAACGCCAGGACTTAGATCAACTATACGGTGTGTATCAATATTTGGTCCCCAATCAACAGGGTTTACAAATACACTGACGCCTTTTGAATTGGTTACCTTGACCTTAATGTCTTTGAGATATTTGACAGGTGTTAAATGATAGTTCCAACGCATTGCACAATAGTATGCTTCAGGATTTAGGCGTCGAGCGACACCTGAGGTCCCGACTGGTTGTTCTGATAGGAACAGGCTTGGGTTATGAGGCACATCTGAATGCTCATATAGAGCTAAGCCTTCGTTTGGGGCAACACCTTTATCGAAAGGACCACCGAATGAACTACAGCGTCCAGTATATGTCGCAAATCGTTGTTTCTGAGGACTAGTGTTCGCTGTAGATTCCATGACGCTTTCTCCGTTCGATCTCTTTCTGGGCCTGTTTACCTATCTTATCGGTACGCTTCCCATATATACTTAATGCCCGACTACTTGTCAAGTGGTCGATCTTAACCACACCCATCTGGGCTCTAAGGTCATGGAACATACTCTCGCTTTCTTTAGGCTTCAGATGCTTTGGCATGCCTTTGGAGAATGATTTGTAGTCACCTTCCTTTGCTGCCTTACGAACATTGGTACTGCTTTCATCGTCATTGTCTCTAGCACCAGCTGAGACAACTCTGACACGTCTGAAGTTGAACCACTTATCTTTACCAGGACCATTGTATTTTGCAAGTAGCTTCTTATATGTTTCAACACGATCAGCACCAGCTACAATTGTAACATCTTTTACATCGCTATGATATAGATGCTGAAGTTGTGCCCTGATAGTTGTTTCATCTTCTCCCGCAACGGCAAGGTCCTGACCCGGAAACATTGACTTTAGCCACTGTGTCTTTTGCGATGGCGTCAACGGGTTTTTCTTGTCTCCGCTCTTGGCACTTACAACGTTTTTCTGTTTGGCTCCGAGTTTTTTTGCAACAGCTTTGGCGGTCTTTAAAACTTTCTCGTGGCCTGCTTGTGGTGGGTTCATCCTTCCAAAAGTCAGGACTGTTGGGTTGTCTTCCGGGTTTGCTTGTTGGTTCCATTCGAAGTTTGCCTTACTGAATTCTTTTCTATCAACAAATTTGATAGGTTTCCCTGAAACAGATGCAACAAATCCTTCAGGTTTAGATTTTTGTCCGAGTATTGTTTCGTTATAATTAGATGATCTGGACAATGCCCCCACCAACACGTCCTTAGCAGCCTGTATATGTGAATGTACTTGGAATAGTTTCTCATAGATTCGTTTGTTGGCAGCGACGTTCTCAGCTTCCTTCCCGATTTGATCGCGAAGTTTGGTGATACTCTTGGCGTCTTTAATCTTATCGGTTCGTTTGGAGACTTGCTTGTTAAGAAAATTGATGTAGCCTGCCACCGAATATGGCTTGTCATTTTTGATACCGTCGTTAATATAGGAAAGCAACGTCGGTCGATGGTCATCAATGGCGATATGACCTTCCATCTTCTCAAACTGTTGATGTGCTTCTTGAGCCTTCTTGATATTGTCGGCATACTTTTTTATTTCTGAACCTTTATAGTTATGTGGACCACGTAGTTTGGTACTAAGGAAATGTACATCGCCATCTTGTTTGAATTTGCTCATGTCAATATAGTAATTGGCATTGAACTTTCCATTAGTATCCATCTCGTATGTCGTATGGGCTGCGATACCAGCCAACGACTTCATAACCTTGCGTCCCTCATCGCTATTTCTCTTGACGTTATACGTGATAGTGTTTGGGGTAAAAGAAAGGTTCTCCCCTTCATGGCTAACATCCTCTCCACTATACATATAATCTCCTTGATAGATTCCTTCTCTCGGAGCCACCCCGCGTAGGTGCTTAAGAAGGATCTTGAGTTTATTTGCAAGTGCTGGTGTCTTTCCGTGGTGCGTATCAATGTCCCCATCATTGAAGTTAAGTTTGGGAGTTTTGTTAAAAGCTGCCTTGGTCGCCACAAAGAATTTCTTCTCGGTGGGATGATGCCCAAAAACCACCGATGGTGATCCGTCAAATTTTGTTTGTAGATTAAAATTTGACGGCTTAGATCCGGTAAGATATTGATGAGTCTTGTTAGCCGCATCGATTGCATGATGAAATCCTTCAGAGCCATGTACGATTGGTAGATCTTCGAGATGATGTAGATGGCGAAGTTGCTTAGATTGTTTTGGTTCTTCTTTCTTTTCTTCTTCTTCAATAAGAAGTTCGTCTTCGCCTTCAAAGAAAGACGAATCCACTAGGACCTGAGTACTATCATCCTTAGCGATCTCTCTTAGCTTCACTTTTTCTTTTCGTCCTTTGTCGCTTCAGTCCCTTTCGTCTCTTGGGCTTTGGCTTGGTCAAGGACCTTCTGTGCTGCTGCGCGTACGGGATCTTCGTTGTTCCTATCGAAAGGTCTGAATGTGTTCATTATTGTTCTCCATTATTATATTTATCCCTTTAGTCTGTGAACTCTGCGAACTTGGCAGCTGATTTGGTTGCTGTATCCTCAGGCTTTTTCTTTGGGTTCTCGTAGTCTACATTATCAGGCTGCGAGGCATTGTAGTAACGCATCTTCTTAAGGTCTCGACCGACAACGAATTTGCCTGGATCAGTTACGTCTCCGTATCGGTTCTTACCTTGTTTCATCATGACACAATTCTGATTAAGCATTTCATCATTAACGATGATGATCCATAGGTAGTCAGCTGTCTGTGGGATACCCCACGAGTCAGCGGTGTGCTCCATTCCTGGATTGGAATCCTCAAATCCTTTACGATTGATTTGAGTTGCAGTAACGATTGGAAGATCGAAGTCAATCGCAATAGCTCGTAGTTCTTCACAACAAAACTGAAGATAGTCTTTGGTACTATGCTTGGATCTAGATACACGACTTGATGCAATCAAATTGACACTATCCACATAGATAACATCAGGAGTGAAGTTTTTCTTGATCTTACATTCGTGTATGAAGTGTCGGAAGTTACCAGCACCAGCACTACCGGGCGAGTATTCTTGAATGATCAGCTTACCAGTCCCGACTTTCTTTCGAGCTTTATTCATTCGAGCATCGTATACATCTCTTGGGATCTTACGAAGCTGTCCAATATCTAAGTCTAAAACATTTGCATCGATACGTTGTGCAGTCTCAAGCTCACTCATTTCCATGGTTATATAGAGAACGTTACGACCACACATCAAATTGTGTGAAGCCATATGACACATAGTTGCGCTCTTACCGAAGCCAACAGCACCAGCTAAGACAAGCAACGTCTTCTTTGGTTGACCACCGCCAGTGATATCGTTCCAGATATCAATATTGAATGGGATGCGTTCATTGTTCTCATGATACCATGCCCAACGTTTCTCAACGTCCTCCATGAAATCGTGACCAAGAGTAACTTCGAACGATGTAGCTAAGGCAGTCTCAAGAAGAGATGGGATCGATGACTTTGGTTTCTTACCACTTTCATCGTTCAGGATAGCAATTGACTCATGTATAGCATTGTAGATAGATTGCTCCTTACAAAAGTCTTCGGTGATATCCACAAGCCACTTGGTATCATGGACTTCACCATCGAAACTATTGATGACCTTCTCAGTCTCTTTTTTCTGATGATTTTTGGTGTCGGTGTCGATACTAACTTTAAGTGTAGTGGTTGATGGAAGTTTGTTATAAGTATCAAAGTGCTTTCTAATGTATCTAAACACACTGGCTTCAGTAGGGTTTTGAAAATATTCTTCTTTGATATGGGGGAGAACTGCACGGAGGTAATCTTCATTGCTTATCATGCTTCCAAGGATAGTCTCTTCGATGCTCATGTTCTATCTCCTTATACCAATGAATGTTAATAATAGTATGTAGTCCTGGAGGAGGCTCGTTATGCCATGCTCCACCGTACTCATAACGTACAGCTACGTTACAAGTGTCCCAATAATTATCAGGTTCTAATTTAATGTAATGCTTCTTAGTGTCGTTCATTGAACCAGTAGTCAATATCCTCTTTGACTTCCTGTTCTTTGATCGCGTTGACCTTCTTACCTTTGGTTTGTTCAGATAATGGAGGCCACTTCCTAGCTTTATTCTTGGCGTTCTTATACACCCACATTTCCATAATTGCTTCAGGAGAATAACCAGCACGATTGGCACCACCTGTTGCAAGGATTATGATATCAATCCATTCCTCTAGATTTTTTGGTTCCTTCTTGACTTCTTCGATCTCTTCTTCAAGATGATCAATGACACCTAGAACTGAGTCAAGTGTAGATGGACCAAAGGTTGCTATCTGCCAATCAAATTGAGCATGTAATAACTCTATGATATCCCATCGAGGAATATAATGTTCTTCGAAATCATTAACTGATACTCCAGGTGATTGTAAAAATGGTGTCATTGACTTTCTTCAAACCTCCCATCATGAAATTCTTCTGTTGGTCGAACCCAATAGCGACCGTCTTCTTTACAACGATAGATGACGACGCTATCACCATCTAACAATGGTGCTCCTGAAAGAGATATCGAACCTGCTGAAACGATCTCGTAATGAGTCCCTCGTTTCTTATGTCTCCAAATCTTCTTTGCTTGATCCAAAACCAAACTCCTTCTTTGCGGTGGCTTCAATTTCTTCTAATCGTGCTGGTGTCCAGAACCGTTCGCCCATTTCATTGATTTCTTTGTCATAG